GACAATATCACCCATAAGAGGTTCCCAGTCTTCATTACGACTTACACGATAGAAACCGTTATTTGCAAGTTGTTGACCAAGAGTGACTGTTGATGGTAGACCTTGAATACCGATACCAGCTTCTTTCAAGGCTTGTGATACAGTACCAGAACAATCTCCAGTACCGTCAGAACCATTACGCGACCCATACATTGAATATGTAATAAGACCACGACGAGCTACAAACCAATTAACAATAGATTGTTGGACACTCATTTAGAATACCCCTTTCTTATTTTTGAATAGATTGTTTAATCTCAGAGATAGTTCTCTCTAGCTCTTCGACCTTCTGTTTTAAAGCTTCAATTTCTCTTGTAGGTAATTGAGATTTAACTACAATAGGATCTGTCGCAAATTTATTTTGCTCCATAACCTGTAGAAAAAAGTTATTATATGTTGGAAACAAACCATACGCTTGACTAACAGACAATGATGAAGATTTTATTTCTTCAATACTTCTTGCAAGAGAGGCGTTTTTATTAGCCCAATTTCGCATTGCATCTTGCAACCAAGGCGATGCAGGCGAACCGTAACTTGGATTATCAACAAGATACAAATGCCCGACGTGCTCTTTATCAGCTTTATCAAGAACAGCCTTATAATTGTCTTTTGTAACATTATAAATACAATGCCAGAATTTGTTATAAGGTTGTGATAGACAATATGAAGGTGTCACTTCACGAGAAATATAATTGTCAGCAGAAGACTCGAAGTTCATGAACACATCAGCAGAATCCAACAACGATTCAGCGATATTTGAACCAGGATTAGCTACTACAATGAAGTCTTTTCCGTAAACATCTTTGACACGTTTACCCATCTCAATATATTTAGGAATAAGACTAGCTTGTTGTGAAAATCCATTAATTGTTTCATCTAGAAACACACCTTCAATTGTATACCATTCTTGGTATTTTTTGATTTGACTGATAATAGAGTCAATCTCGATTTTACCGTATCCAGTTGCGACATACCCAATTACAGTGGCTCCTACTGCTTTAGCTCGAATAGATTGTTTGACATACATATCATCTTTTTGGTCACCAGGCCCACTATTAGGATTAATAATAACAAATCCGAGTTTGTCAGACATAGTAATGGCTTGGTTCCACTTAGATGTTGCTTTCTGGAAATCAGGATACCAATAACTAATAGGACTGATAAATCGTTCACCATTAGACGGATTTACCAGTTCATATTTATTATTGATGATATCAGATTGGGCTTTTTTAATATCTTTACCTACAGCTTTAGCAAACTCTAGATTGCTCATATATTATTACCCCTTAGCTGCTACATATACTGATGTCAAGTCTTCAGTTTCAATAGCTGTGATACGATTACCAAGCTCTGTAAGTTTAGTAATAATGCCAGAATCAACATTACCACCACCAGCTGTGATTTTATCAGCAAGTTCTTTAAGAGTATCGAGCTCTTCAGGAGCACCACCAATAAGGTCTGTTTTAGCTTGTGCGATAGCAGCGTTAAGTTGTTCTTGAGTGATACCTGTTGGTAGACTAGTAACTTCAGACTTGTCAGCTTTTTGAGCAAGAGCAGCATCAATACGTTTAATATCAGCACCTACGGCTGAGAATGCATTTGAAAGATTTGACATAGAGTCCTCCTAAATCTTAGCAAGGTTGTAAATGTTAAGGTAATCTTCACCGCTATCGACTAACCCTGCTTGTTTAATGTCGTTAGCAATGACGCGTAGTTTCTCTTCATATACATCAGGAGGAATAAGGGTATCCCCTCCGAAAGAAGATTGTACTACTTTGACTTTATATTTGTTAGAAGGGAAGATATGACCGTCTACCTTAATCTCAAGTAGATATTTACCATATTCTAAACTCTTCCCTAGAGTGAATGTGACAACGCCGTCAACAACTTTAACATTCTTAGAGAATTTAATTTCACCAAGTTGAGACAATGTAACAATACCTTCTCCAGTTAGAGGAAATACGTTCCCATCGTCGTCTAAGATTTCGAATGTAAATTCTGAAGAAGTGTCTCCGCTTTTGATAACATCGCCACCATCAATAAGTCTGAGGGACGTCATCAATTTAGACATGGGTTACTCCTTTTTTAGTCTTTGCGTGGTTCGTGATAATTCAAGGCTTGTTCACTATCACCCACACCTTTAGTTGTTGGGTCCGTAACAATACCAAGGATAACCAAGATAACAACAAGAGTATTAACTCCCTCTTGGATATTGCTAGGGATTGTAAGTCCAAATTGTTGCAGCATCAAGAATACTGCTGAGATAAGAGCGATAAGTGTAGCTTTGTTTTGTAAACGTAATTTAAAATTAATCATCATTTTTCTCCTTTTTAACTTCATCTTCGTTCTTATGAGGGTCTACTCTATCCGACACGTATTTGGTAATAAATGGAATTTTAATACCAATAGCTTCCCCATTTTTTAGAATGGACGCAGCATAAGAAAAGAATAAATAATAAATAAACATATCAGCTTCTGTTGTTACATTAGCCAATACAGCTAAAGGGTAGCTTATTGCTACAGTTACAAATATAAATACATGACTACCAAGGCCTTCTTTACTTATTGTGGAAGAGAATTCCTTACGAGCCCAGCTTCTGATATATCCTAAAGTAATATCAAGAATAATCACCCAGAATGTAGCAGCTACCATAAGATGTTCATCAATACCATGACTGTAGAAGTCAGCGATATATCCTATGAGTCTACCCAATCCATCTGCTGGGGGGTGTGTCGATGTGAGTAGATACAACAATGTTACTTACCTCCAAGAGGGGATTGTACAACGTCAGAACAAATATCTTTATGAATTGTTCCAATGTTATTATCTTTGTTTAAAATAACACTACTATCTGGAGTGACATTGTGTGTACGTGCCTCAGCATGCTCACTCATATTAGCCAATCCGATAGTAGTTGTGCCGACGAGGCCAGCCAATGCAATTTTTGTATGTATTCTCATTCTAATCTCACTCCTTCTAAATAGCAAATGAAAACATGTGTTTTAAAGTTTTTCCTTTTTCAGCATTAAGAACCGCAATCTGACCGTTAGGGTTAAATTGAATCAATAACTGTTTTAAAGGGTCTAAACCAAAAACAACACCTGATAACATATAAGAACCTACAAAGTTCTTACAAAATTCGCCAGGCAGATTAACACTACTACCTTTTGATTCTGTGAATGGATCAGCGATAAGGTGGACATAGACGACACCTTCAATAACTTTGTATCGTGCGTATAAACCATTCTCCCCATTCACTTTAACCCATTCAGGTTCTTTCTTAACAACGGTGGATTCCTGTTGTAATGCAACCCAGTTAGACCACTGATTACCACGTTTTTGTCTTGTGTAAATCTTGTCATTGAAAAACGAATTAGCTTGTTGCATAACATACGTGTCTGCATTTGCAATAACAGTAAGATACCACCATTGCAAATCGTTATTAGGCATATTGTTACAATTATTAACATTGTAGAACCCTGTCTTTAAAATATTGTTAGCATCACCAGAATTATACTTAATACAAGTACCATTAGTTTCTGTAAGTTGATGATTTTGGATTTCTTTATCTTTAATACGATAAACGCCAGCTTCAATACTTACATCACCAGGTGCGACTTGTACTCGATATTTTTTGTTATTATGCACCATACCAATACCGACACCTTCTCGATGGTATGAAATAGCAACTTCTTCAGTTCCTATTGGATAATCATATGATACAGGAGGTGACAACTTGTCTGAGATAGTAGCACGAATAACAAAAGTTGATTTAGGTGTAAAGTCTCCTCGTAAAGATGCAAGTCTATTTACAGCTTCCATTGTTTGATTAGATGCAAAATCTGCATCGCCACCATTAAGCGTAAATGTTTGACCTCCATCTGAGGACGTTGAAAATCGAACAGTAATGCTGTTTTTCTGACTACCATTGATATTCAGATTAGCTACTTTACAAGTCGTTCTTGTATTGATTATAGACGCATTCTGTCCAACACGTTCTGCTGTAAATAGAATTGTAGGTGAGAAATATGGTAACACTTTTACAGTTTTGGTCTTGATATCGGATTTAATACCACGTTCATCAATTA